TCCGTTGGAAAGGTTAAAAGAAAATTAACTAAAGAAGATACTGACATTGTAGCTTTGGCAGCTCTTAGAGAAAATGTTGTTATATTTAAGCCAGTTGAAGAAATAACAGGATGTACGACAAAAATATCAGAAGCTCATTTTGAAAACAAAGAATCTACTAAAGAATCTTTTGAAAGGTGTTTAAAAAATATAAAATTATTAGATAAAGAGAGTTACTTATGAGTTTACTAGCAACGTCTTTAATAGGAAATGTATCTAAAATATTAGATAAATTTATTCCAGACAAAGATTTAAAAGTTAAAGTTGAATCTGAGTTAGTAGCTTCTATTAATGATATAGATAAAGCTCAAGCACAAATTAACTTACAAGATGCTAAGAGTTCTAATTTATTTCAATCAATGTGGAGACCTACTCTTTGTTGGATTTTAGTATTATCTTTTAGTTTGCAGTATTTTTTCTCTCCGATTCTTGCTATATTTGATATTGATATACCGCAAGCTGATATGTCCGTCATGATGCCTGTACTGTTTGGAGTTTTAGGATTAGGAACACTTAGGACTTATGAGCTTAAAACTGGAGTTAAAAAATAATGCCTTATGTACCTATAAATTTACCTAGTGGTGTTTATAAAAACGGAACAGAGTTACAAGCTAAAGGTCGTTGGCATGATTGTAATTTAGTTCGTTGGAACGAAGGTGCTATGCAACCTATTCGTGGTTGGACACAAAGAGGTACTGCCGTTACAACTGGTAAAGCTAGAAAAATAAAAATCTGGACTGACAACTCTAACAATAGAAGAACAGCAGTAGGAACTTCGTCTAGGTTATACATATACACAGAAGATGGTACTCAATACGATATAACTCCAGTAGGATTTACTGCTGGGTTTGATGATAGTACAACAGCAACTGGATATGGGAACTATTTATATGGGCGAGGTAACTGGGGAACACAAAGACCAGATAGCGGAACTTTAATACCAGCTACAACATGGTCTTTAGATAATTGGGGTGAATATCTTGTTGGTTGTTCTAATAGAGATGGCAGAGCCTATGAATGGACTGGAAGCACAGGAACTGTTGCAGCTCCTATAGCTAACTGTCCTACATCTAATCAAGCCTTGGTTGTTACCGAAGAAAGAGCATTAATGGTTATAGGTGCTGGAGGTGATAGAAAAAAAGTACAATGGTCTGACCTAGAAGATAACACAGATTGGACACCTTCTGCTACAAACCAAACTGGTTCTTTTAATATTACTGGTGCTGGTGAATTATTAAATGGTATAAGAGTGCGAGGACAGATTCTTATATTATCTACTGTTGATGCTTATGCAGCAACTTATGTTGGACTTCCTTTTGTTTATTCTTTTGATAGGGTTGGTTCAAATTGTGGAGCTGCTTCAACTAATGCTTCTGTAGCTACTGAAACATTTTGTGCTTGGTTTGGCAGAGGTGGATTTTTTATATATGATGGGGTGGTTAAACCCTTATTATCAGATGTAAGTGATTATGTATTTTCTGATTTGAACAGCTCACAAAGGTCAAAAGTTTATGGTTTTAATAATTCGTCAAATTCTGAGATATGGTGGTTTTATCCTTCTGCGAGTTCTACTGAGGTTGATAAGTATGTTGCTTGGAACTATAAGGAGAATCATTGGATTGTTGGGGAATTAGCTAGAACGTGTGCTTCTGATAAAGGTACTTTTGATAACCCATTAATGATTGGTGCTGACAATAAATTATATGAACATGAAACAGGCTATAGCTACACAGGGGAATCAACTGGTGTTTTTGCCGAATCAGCTCCTTATCAAATAGACCAACAAGAAGGTCGTTTAATGAATGTTCTTAGTGTTATACCAGATGAAAATACATTAGGGGATGTAACAGCTACATTTAAAGTTAAAAACTATCCTACTGGTACAGAAACTAGCTATGGAGCTTTTGCCTTAACTAATCCAACAGATGTTCGGTTTAAAGCTAGAGAAGTTAAGTTTAGAGTTGATACTGCTAGAAATACTGATTGGCGTGTTGGTATAATGAAGATGTATGTTAAAGCTGGCGGAGCAAGAGGTTGAAGTTACCAACCGCACCACAGGAGTATAGTTCAAGTCTGCAACAACAGACTAATTTTATTGTAGAACAAGAAGATAGAAGAAACTTTAAGAAAGATACGGATATAAATATTAATGATGGAAGATTAATACTGAAAGCACCTAACGGAACTCGTTACAAGCTAACTGTAGATAACTCTGGAAACTTAGGAACAACAGCAATATGACAATAGAAACTTTTGATAAATATAGACAGGCAGTTCAAAAAGCATTAGACTATGGAAAGAATAGCCATACTGTTGAGAATGTAAGAGAAAGTATAGCCAAAGGTGATATGTTTTTTCATAACTTTGGAAACTCCTTTATTGTAACAGAGGTTCATGTTTTTCCACAATATTATAATTTACATGGCTTTTTAGCTGGTGGTAAAACAGAAGAAATAAAACAAATAATGCCAATCCTAGAACGCAAGGCAAAATCAGTTGGTTGTAAATACACAACTTTAACTGGTCGTAAAGGATGGCAAAGAGAATTTAAGGATGTTGGTTACACACCAACTTTCTTTACTTTAGATAAGGAGTTATAGAAATGGGAAAATCAAAAGCTAGTGGGAGTTCAGAGTTAGACCCAGCAATCCGAGCAATGATGCAAGAAACTTTTGACATTGGTAAAGGTGCTGTCATGGAAGAATACGATACTGGTCGAGTAGGTCAATATGGACAGCCTATTATGGGTCAAAGACTCAAAGAGTATCAAGAATATGGAGACCCTAGATTTGCTGCACCTGATACTTATACAACTATAGGTGAAAGAGAAGCCTTAAAATTTTTAGGTGGAAATAATTTTCAAGAAACAGACAGGCTTAATAATCTTTATGATGATATGTATGCTAGTTCGAGTTACTCTCCGTTAGATGTTTCTGCCAGAGATGTTGCTTCAAGAGATGTAACTGCTGGATTAATTGACCCAGCTGCAAACATTAACGCTTATGATTTTTCTTCCAGAGATGTTGTTGGTGAAAGAGTAGCCGACCCTAACGATATATCAGCAAGAGAAATACTAGATAGAAGTATAGGTTTTGAAAGAGTTAATGCTGAAACATATAATCCAAATACACTTGCTGGAACAGATTTATCTCCTTACACAAACCAGTACAATCAACAAGTTAAAGATATAACTTTAAACGATATAGTAACTCAAAGAGATAGGCAACTATCAGACTTACAATCACGAGCAGCTCAAGCTGGTGCTTTTGGTGGAACAAGACAAGCTGTTGAAGCTGGTTTAATAAATAATAATGCTATGAGTCAATATGCTAAACAGGCAGCCTTACTTAATAAAGAAGGTTTTGACACAGCTAATCAATTAGCTATGCAAGACATAGGTTTATTAAATCAAGGAAATTTAACAAACATACAAAACAGAATGACCGCTGGACAGCTAAACCAAGCAGCTGATTTAACTGCTGGTCAAGCTAACTTAAATGCAGCAATGGAAGCTCAAAGATTAAATCAAGCTAGAGATTTATCATTAGGACAATTTAATACACAAATGATGCAAGACGCAGCTATGGCTAACCAAGCAAATGAAAGAGCTATACAACTTGATAACGCAGCTAGAAATTTACAAATGCAAGGAATGTCGGCAGATGATGCTTACAGAGTAGCACAATCTAATGTTGATAATAAATTTAGACAACAATCAACTAATATTGCTAATACGCTTCAAGCAGACCTAGCTAATCAAGACTCAAGCCTTAGAGCAGACCTAGCTAATCAAGGAGCAGACTTAACATCTAGTCAAGCTAACGCACAGTTTGGTCTTGATGCTAACGCTCAGAATCAACAAGGTCTGTTAAATGCCGCTAGTTTAGCTGGTGGTGTTACAGATTCCGAACTAGGCAGATATGGAGCTATGACTGATATAGGTGATAGAAGGATGGCGAGAGACCAACAGCAATTAGATTTTGATTATCAGCAGTTCTTAGAAGGTGAGGAATATCAAATGCAGTTAGCTCAATTCTTAGGTGGTTTATTAAGTGGATTCCCAACACCGCTCAAATCACAAAACAAATCAAGCACATTTTCATTTGGTTAAGGAGATTAAATAATGGCTATAGGTATGGATGATAGATTAAGAAGATTAACAAAAGACCTTGAGATGTTAAGGTTTGCTGACCAGCCAAATGGAAATGAGGTTGGAGTTCCAGTTACAAAGCAAGGTGCG